ATTGATAGAAATATCATGTATGCAAAAATCTACCTGAAGCCCACACGAGCAATCGAATTCATCGCAATCGACTTTGTGATCACAGATTCTGGTGCGGCCTTCGAAGATTAATACAGGATAGGACTACTTATAAATAGAGCTTATTAAGGAGAAGCAATAAATGGCATTTTGGACAGACAATACGGTAGAACCTAAACGTTCTTATAGGTTCATCTTCGAACTCCCCGGTACAGGCGACAACGACGTGTTGGCGAGTTATTTTGTAAAGAGCGCAAGCAAGCCTAACTTCCAAATGGAAGGAGGCCCAACAGTAAATTATGTACAACATACTTTTAAATATCCCGGTCGAGTAACTTGGCAAGACGTCACGGTTACGGTTATCGATCCTGCGACTCCTGACGCAGCAGCCATTTTGACCAATATTCTCGTAGAATCGGGCTACACGCTTCCAAACACAGCCAATGATTCGAGAAACTCTATTTCCAAGCAAGCAGCCAACAACGCCATGCGAAACCCAAAACTTCGCCAGATTGATACCAATGGTAATCCAATCTCTGAGTGGGTTCTTTGGAACGCATACTTCTCTGGTGTTGACTTCGGTTCTGTGAGTTATGATGAGGATAGCATTGTGAACTACACTCTGACTATTTCTTATGACTACGCCAGCTTGAATGGTACCAACCCAGCCTCTAAACTTCGCAGAGATGGTTAATGGCCAACTTTTGGACCAACAACGCAGTTGAGCCAAAACGAACCTATCGATGGTTAGGCTTTGTAAATCTCTTCGGAGCTGCAGATCAAACCCAAGATTTCGGCCCTGCGCCTTTTCTCGTTCAGTCTTTCACTCAACCAGTGATGAACTTTCAGACGGATTCTAACATAAACAATTGGACATCTGAACAAAACATCATGGTACAGCATTATATGTGGGAAGACGGCACCGTTGTTTTTATGGATGCGGATGATGATAATGTCAACACCACTGCTAAGTTATACAATTGGGTTAAGAGTTTGGGTTATCAACCCGAACAAAATGTGGAAAACCTGAGTGAGCTTTTTACCAACCTAGCCGATCAGAAACTACAATTAAAATTATCCAAGATAGACGCAGCAGGAACCATCTTTGAAACATGGACTTTCCTGAATGTGGTACCTACAAATATAAACTTTGGTGATACCTTGGATTATAGCACAGACACTGCTTTGCAAGTAGCAATGAATTTTGCTTACACTACGGCAAAGTATGAAAAAGGTTTAGGCGCAAGCTAAACTTAACATTAAAAAACTTTTTAAATTCATTTATAATTATATATACATACCGGAGGAAACATGAGAAATAATCAAGACCGTATTGGTGTTACTGCACCGACCGATAACTTGCAACCGAACACCGAGGTACCAGCGCCTGCAGCGTCCTTGGAGTTTATTGTGCCCACAGAAATTGTAGACCTACCCTCAAAAGGTCTGTTCTACGAGGAGGGTCACCCTCTTCACAATCGAACAACTGTGGAGGTCAAACACATGACCACCAAAGAAGAAGATATTCTTACCAACCAGAGCTTTATTAAGAACGGTGTTGCCGTAGAACGCCTACTAGAGTCAGTATTAGTAGATCCCAAGATGAAAACAGGGGATATGCTGGTGGGAGATAAGAATGCACTATTGGTTGCATGTAGACTTTACGGCTATGGCAATGAATACGAAACCAAATTCACCTGTCCCGAATGCGGAGCAGTAGAACGCCATGTCTTTGATCTAGAGGATATTGAGAGTGCAAACTTTGAGGAAAATGCAAAAGAATACGACATTACATACAACTTTGACTCTCAAACGATGTCTATGGAGATCCCAAGAACAAAGACGAAACTAGAGTTAAAAATACTTAAATCTAGAGAACTTGAGACTCCCACAAGCAAAAAGGCTAAAAACGCCCAAAACAATAAATTTATTTCCACCCATTACGAGAAAATCATTGTAGCGGTTAATGGAAACAGCGATAGACAATATATTAAGAGTTACATTAACTCTATGTCGGCTTTGGATAGTCGTTACTTACGCACGGTTTACTCAAAGTGTACACCGGCAGTTGACTTCACATGTGATTACGTATGTGGAGAGTGTGGTCATAATGACGAAGTAGAGGTTCCGCTTAATGCGGAGTTTTTTTGGCCTAAGTCCTGAGTATCTTCAATCGATACACCAACAATTTTTCTATATGAAATACTACGGAGGGTGGAGTTTATACGAGCTTTACACTCTTCCAGTAGGTTTAAGAAATTGGTACATTCAACGACTAGCAGACCACAAGGAAGAAGAAAATAACAAAATGACAGAAGCCAACAACAAACAAACATTCCGAAGATAACGTTTTTGTCTAATAAAACTATTTATTTGTATGAAAGATTCCATTACAATTGACCTAGAAGAGATGAAAGTACTCAAAGAGTACAACTCTCTTGTTAAATTTGGTGCCAAAGTTAAGCAAATGCTATACTATATGTTTGCACCATCGGGCATGTCCATGCGCAATTTCTATATCAAAGGTAAACCCGGAGATGTGCAACTCTTTGCTACAGCCCTAGGGGCAGAGAAAGAGTATATGGACGCTTTCTTGAAAAACGGACTAGATGACCCCAGCGTTCTCAATAATCGTTTCAAACTCTCCAAGGCGATATCAAACTTTGAAAGACAAACCGGCCTCAAATGGCCTATGAAATAAGGAGTTGATTAATGGATGAATTAACTCCCGAAGAACTAGAAAAAGTCAACAAAGCCCTCAACGCCAACGTAGATTCCGTCGAAAAACTTAAAGAAGAATTGATGAAGGCCGGTGAGGCAGGTGGAGAGCTTTATGAAAAGATTGAAAGTGGTCTCCAAAATAGCCTAGGGGCTATGATGAACACTGCTACCGAGGCTGAGAAGTTATTACAAATTGCTCAAAATTCTTTTGAGCTGGCACAAGACAGAGTAAGAGTACAAGAAACATTAGCAAGCAATCAACAAAAAATACTTGAGAAAGAGCAGCAACTTAAGAAGCTTGCGGATGAGATTAAAGCCGCCAAGGGTGAAGAAAAAGATACTCTTAATGCTCAAAAAGAAACAGCAGCAATGGTTTTAGAGGAGCTAAAAAAACAACGCGCTCAACACCTTGCAAACCTCGACGCTCAAGACGACAACTTGAAAAAAGCAAAGGAACGACTTAAAGTTGCGCAAGAAAATCGCGACACTTCTGCGGGTGTTGTTGGACAAGAGCAAGAAGCCAAAGAAATTGCTGAAGATAGAGTACACATTGTTGAGAATGAATTGCAACAAATGTTTGGTCTTAAAGACACAGCCGGTAGCATGGCTGATGCCTTTATTGATGCCGAGGGCAGCTTCATTGGAATGAAAAGTGCCACTGATATAGTTTCAAAGGGCATAGCAAAAATAGCAACTAGCGCAGCACTAGTTAAAACTATGATCGGTTTTGCTGCAGATGCCGCTGATCGATTTAAAAAAGAGGCCATCGGCTCACAGTCAAACCTAACCCAACTCGTTGAAACTGCAAAACAATTCACTCAGGCCACTGGTGCCCTAGAAATGTATGGTAGCGAGTTGCGCCAAATATTTGTTGCCCAGAGCCAAGGGATACTTTCCAACAAAGAGCTAGGCGATTCTTATCAAACCCTATATGAAGAATTTAGAACATTTACGGATTTTGGACCAGCCGCTCGTGCAGGGCTAACAGAGACTACCGCAGCTTTAGGGCGACTAGGTGTTAGCGCATCAGTAACAGCCGGGGTTTTTGATAAACTAAGCAAAAACTTTAATGCGACACCCGGAGAGCTAAAAGGTGTAACAAATGAGATGCAAAAGTTTGCCCGAGCACTAGGAGTTGGTCCTAATAAAATGCTA